TCTAAATGACGGTAAACCTCTAGCCATGAGGGAATCCGTAGCCGGACATGTCTTTCCGGCATTATTGGGGTTGACCACCCGTTATTTTAAAAGGTCAAATCCCAGTGATCGGGATTTCAAAATATTAGATCACGCGGCCATGTATAGGCCATTTGTGGGGTTTATTTTCAAGACACCATCACCTGACCCAATCTGGGGCCAAAGGAGTGGAAGAGGACATTGGGGCGCCTCGAAGAAAATAGTAGCTCTTAAACCCTTTAATGGGTATCGGAAGCGACGTAACCACCACCCCGCCCGAAAATGTCACGTTCGCACAAAGTAGATCGTCCGCGGAGGAAACGATACTTTTAGAGCGTAGGGCATGAGTAGCAAGAGGGAAGGTCTCTAAAGACCAATAAGCCGCGACAGGCGGTGATAAAAAGTGAAACATGTGGTTTCTCCCTACTGACTGAGTGAGAAACATAGTCTGTCCACACAGACATGCGATACTCCGGCTGATAACAAGGTCGGATGATTGTGAAATGAAATGTATTCTTCCAATAAAACGAACCCAAATTTTTTCTTTTTTAGGCGCGGTTCAAAAAGCGCATAAAACTGATGAAGTTGTAAAACAACGTGAAGTGGATACTCCGCTAAGAGGTCCATTTTGACTATAAATAGCATTCATGAGCTACAACACCGCGGAGGGAAACCGCCATAAGGACCCCGCTCATGTGACGTGTGGACGTCTAAAGTACTCGCCATTCACCCCACAAATGGGGGCGAGCGCCCATGTGGCCAAGATTAAAAAACAATTCAATTCCGAAATCAATAGCAAATTCGAGTTGAAACGCGTTAAAAAGATCGCTCATGAGAAAGAGACGGAGATCAGGCAGTTGTGCCGAGATTTCGAGAACCTCAATAGTGATCTCAACACCAAAACCTTTTGCTCTCAAACTCATTCTAAAAGAGTTAGATCAGCAAATAGGGAAAAAGCCAGGTCCAAAATAGGTGTAATCCATCAATCTTCTATTGGTGGTGTTATAACCCAAGCGATTAAGGATAATCTCCCAGAGGGGGCCGGTGTGGCCCCTGAAACAATAGATAAAACAATGGACATCGTTGAATCCATAGTCCTTATGTTGGGGGCTTTGAGCGGAACAGATGAACCAAGCGCAATGTTATGCATTGTCGGACAGTTCCTGAAGAATTTCACGACTGGTTCCATAGTAAGCTCTGTGCTCCACTATGTTTCTGACATTGTAACATCCTTATCACACCAGGATTCTTCTACCACTGGTTTCGAAGGATTTATAGACTCCTTGAAAGGTCTACGAAACTCGTGGCAGGTAACCATGTGCGGACCTTTCGCCAAGCAAGTGAGTAGATTTCTTGGTGTACTCGTAGCTGTTGGTATTTACAGCGCGGCCGAGCTGACTTTTGAAGTCAAGGGTTTCAAATTGCTAGAACCAGATGTTGAAGTAATAGCGTGCAACGCTTTCGATCTCGTTGACTGTATTTTCGACGTTTCGATTTTCTTTTTGGAAAGGAGTTTCAAGACATGGAAGAGTGGGGATTTGTCCACCTTTGTTCTTGATGATGACGAATCCGCTAACCTAGATGAGGAGTACATATGGGTTAAGAAGAACTGGACTTTTATCCAGTCCGGTGAGGAAAGAACGGGTGTTACGAAAAGCGAGTTTGACAAGAGAGCGCAAAAACTTGGACTTCGGTTGCGTGATGCCCACAGATGCGCCACGAAAGGACAGTTGAACGCAATTCTCGGTCTCCGTGTTGAAGAGATAAGAACCATCATCAACAAGAGTGCATATATAGATAT